TAATCAAACACTTCACCCTGACCATACCCTCCACCACTGGTAAATGATTGGTTATTAGGAGTGTTGTAATTATTACTATATCCTACAGAAGGGTCTGCACCACTACCATAATAGTAAGCATACTCATTAGGCGTAGCCTGACCAGCTTGAGCTGCTCTGTTACTTGCTGTTTGATAATCAATCTTGGCTCTGTTCTCTGCTGCTGTTCCAGAACCTACACCAATACCTTTTAATCTATTAACAAGATTACCTAATAAGTCATCGAATGCGTTAGCCATTATTGTTCTTCCTCTGCCATTTCTGTTATTCTCTGAGCTGCTGTTATCTGACTAAAGGTTCCTGACGGAACTACCTGCGCTGCTTTTCTAGCGACACGGCTTGCCTGTCCTGCTAACTGTGCTGTCTCTCCAACAACTCTAGGAGAAGCTAATGCCAAAGCTGGTATAGCACCAGGAGTAAGCAACCCTCCAAGACCTCCAGTAGCTGCACCATAACCAACAGCACCACCACCTAATATTCTTCCTAGCATTCCTTTAGGAGTTAGTGATGCCATGTCTTGACCTGCTATCTTGTTTATAAATTTATTACCACCGATGCTTTCTAGTTCTTCAGCAAGCGTAACTCTCCTACCATAGTTAGTCTGAACATTATCTCTCATGATAGACAGTAACTTTCTCAGTGCTGTGTCTGGGTTTGTTTTCCCTCCTGACTCAACACTAAGAGTCTTCTTCAGTTCCTTCATCTGCTCAGCAGCTTTACCATAACTCTCCATGACTTTTGAGTAATCAGGTGCAACATCCTCAATAGCTTTAACTACTGACTTCCTTACTTCTTCAGCAAACACCTTTCCACCGTTAGTGCTGGATGCGTCCCCTATTTCCTTAATTGCTTGTTTAAGCTGGTCCATCTGCATTACTGTGTTGTATCCCATTTCTTTAGATTGTTTTACTTTGTCTAACAAGGCGTTGATAGTGTCCATCGAACCATCTGATAATTTATTAGCCTCTCTTGTTATCTTAGATAAAACATAATCTATTCTGTTATACATCACCTTTGAGCCAGAAGCAGAAACCTCTTTCATTCCTGCATTGTAATCAGCGTTCTTCTTTTGTCTTAACTTCTCAAGGTTAGCAAGAGCATCATCAAGTATTAACTGTGGGTCTGCACCTTTCATGTTGTCTCTAAATTGTTTCAAGGCTGATCCGCCTTCTACTCCAGACTCATACGCCTTCTCAATAGATTTTCTACCTACTCCAGATGTGAAGGAAGCTACCGCAGGTGCTACTACTCCTACAGTCTTTGTTACTGCCTTCCCAATAACAGGTGCAACAAGAGCTACAGGGTCTAACTTAGTTGCTACATTTGACACGCCTTTTGCTACATTGGCTGTTCTACTACCAGCAACGGCAGTCTTAGCAACAGCACTCGCTCCTCCTGTAACAAGAACAGATACATCTGCCAGTACACTTGCTGGGTCTGTGGCTAACGCCTTTTTAAAACCATCAGCAGTACCATACTTCTCAGCCATTCCATCGACAACAGAATCAAACATCTGCTCAGAGTCCGGTCTACCATCCATATCAACACCGAGATTACGCAGACCTTTTCTAAGACCTCCACCTATAACCTGGCTCAATGATGTTACAGTATCTATTGGGCTGGTCACTGCTTGGAACAAGTCACCAATTAACCTTGCCGATGAGGGTACTAAGTTACGTCCTGCCTGAGACAAAACCTGGTCGGCTCTCATCTCACCGTAGTCAACTTCAGGTTCATCGTCAACTTTAGGTTTAGTTGTTTGAGTTTGTTGTGCATATAATTCTTTAGCTTTAGCTAACACCTCTTCTTGTGTAGCTCCTTCAGGACCAGTTACAATTAACTGTTTTCCGTCAGGTGCTGTTACTTTGTATTTAGCCATTATTCAGGAACCTCCTCAACAGTCCACACATCATCTTGATCCGATGGAACAGGTGGAGAATCATCAGCACCTATTGCTTTTAAATATTTAGTAGAACTTTCTAACGACTTCTCTAATCCTCTGGTGTTATAACCTGATAGTTTATAACTTTCAATAAGTTTTAGAAGTCCTTGTCTAGCCCATTTAGATTGATTTATAAGTTTTCCTCTGGCTATGGCTGGACTATCTGTCTCAACTATCTTAATCTTAGTAAACTCTGATGCTTCGTTATCAGTCAACGTAGCACCGAATAGTTCAGCTCTTATTTCTGAAGTATAAGTATCGTAATCCATCCACCAGTTAAAATACTTTTGAGTTTCTTCAGATGGGTTAGAATCCAACATCTTCTTTGCTACTGCTAATGATCTTGGTCTAGTAGGACCAGAAAAAGTATCCTCAAATGTATCAGCTAATCGCATACCTGTTTCTACTCTGTTAACCAAACCTATAGTTTTAGTAATAGTTCCTTCAGTAAGTGTATCTCCTTGACCTCCTTCTGCCTCTTTTCTTATCTTATCTATATCTGCTTGCGTCTTCTCCATGCCAAGCACTTCTTTACTTCTATCAAACTTAGCCTGTTCAGATGCCTGCTCAGCTTTCATTCTAGTTGCAACAGAAGCTTTGGCTTGCTCCATCAACTGCATAGCCTCTCTAGGGTATCCTGATTGTCCCAACTCTTGAGACATCTTAGCCATTACATCAGGGTTACTCATGTCTTGACCTTGATACGTTTTAAGTATCTGCTTCATTACAGAGGCTCTTTCCATCTCAGGAGAAGGTGACTCACCAAACAACCTAAGACCTCTAAGTTTCTCACCTGTCTCAAGACCAGCCCTAGCCACTCCTGCGTACCTACCAAACTCTGAACCATAGTTAGGTAGCTTAGCTAAGTATTCTTGTCTTGATCTGTTCTCTTGTTCTTGTCCTCTTTGATACTCTAGCTCTTCAGGAGTAGGACCAAATATATCTGCAATTGCCATAATTAATTATCCTTTAGTATGCTCTCTGTCCAAATTGAAACTTAGAAGGGTCTGACATACCCATTCCCATGTTTGAAGTCATAGGTGCTGGACCACCACCAAAACCAGGAACACCGCCACTAAAAAGACCACCTATCTTACCAATGCCTTTTTGAACAAGACCACCTACATCACCCATTAATTCTTTATTGTTAAGCAAACCAGTAGTGGTGTCATACCTGTTCTGATTCCCTGCCAGTTGTTGTGTAGATTGATCTAACGCTCCTTTTTGTAACGCATTAGCACCATACTGTTGTCCTGTCATGGCAGTGGCTCCTGCGTCAAGGCCCATCTGGAATGGTTGTTTAGCTAAGTCTTCTAGTCCTGATTGCTGGTTTAGGTAGCTCTGATACGGTGACAAAGCTCCTGTCATCGTGTTATAACCAGTACCCATCAACCCAGCAGCCTTACTTAGTTGTGATGTACCAAATCCTATCTGTTGTTGTGCAGCCTCTTCAGCTCCTGCTGCTAACTGCAATCCACGCCTGTTTCTACTTTCTTGCAGAGCCTTCAGCATTGGGTTACCACCAGCACCAACACTCAAACCAGTGGTTCCTCTACCAAATCCCATAGCAAGTAATCTCTGCTCTTCCTCAATGTCATAAGGACGTAATGCAGCCATCTGTTGTTGCATATAATTCTGTCTTGCTTGTTCTGGAGTATCAGCTAAATAATCCTGACCCAGGTTAAACAGACCCTGTGCTGGTTCAGCATACTGTTGAGCAAAAGGAACAGCCTGTTCAGCAGTGGTTAAACCTGTCTGCATCAAGTTACCAAATCTAGCTTGGTCTGCTTGAACAGCGTCTGAGGCGGTGTATCCAGCTTCTGTTAGTTGTCCAGTGGTAGGGTCAACCTTAAAGTTAGATTGACCGTAGAGTGTCTTAACATCAACAGGTCTAAAGAATCCTTGTTGACCAGCTTGAGCCATACGAGCAGCGTACTGTTGGGCTGTTTCCCCTTGCTGTTGAGCAAGTTTCTTGCTTGCCCCGTACTGACCTATAGCACTACCTGCCATTGACAAAGCAGGATTTCCTGTTGCCATCCCTGCTATCTGCATAGCTGGCCCTGCTACTTTTGCTATACTCGAAAACATTCCCATTTCTTTTTCCTCTTTAAATTAATCTGTTACCATTTCAGTAATGGACAAGTGTTTCGCTTCCACATAACTTTTGTAATAATCACACAACCACACTCTGTACAAAATCCTAACTTACTCTGGTCACACACATTACAAATACTTTTACGTTTATCTTGTGTCTCTTTATCTACAAACTCTGTTACCATGATATTTGTATTATTCCTACACCACCACCGCTACCAGTACCACCACCGCTACCAATACCGCCAGTACCATAACCTGTTCCGTTACTTCCTCCAGGGCCATTTTGATTGTTACTATAAAATCCTGGAGAACCAGAACCAGCTACACCGTTTGGAGAACCACCAGGGCCACCAACACCAGCACCAAAACTCCAATTACTGTTAAACGTATCACCTCTAATACCACCAGTAGCGTCTGTTAGTGCAGTAGCACCTCTCTTTATTGAAGAAGTACCTCCACTAGCACCTACCGCAGAACCTGCACAAACACCTGGGAAATTTCCACCAGCTCCGCCTGCACCTACAGTCATTGTTAAAGTTTCACCTGGTGTGGTTGATATACTTACGTTCTGCCTATATCCACCGGAACCTCCACCTTCTCCTGAGTGACCGTCACCACAAAACCAAAGAGAAGCACCACCGCCTCCACCGCCTACAATAAGAGTTGTGTTTATTGAATACACACCCTGAGGAACTACAAATGATGAAGTCCCTGAAGTAAATGTTTGATTACCGGCTACAGGAAAAATCTTTCTCCATGTTCCATTGTCATTAACATGAGTCTCTTTGATGGTTCTCCATACACCACCGTCCTTGACAAAAACTTCGTCAGGCTCTATAAAACTTCCTGCATTGTTAACGTGTAAAGTCATTAGTATTTATACCAGATGTCACCGTTTGATCCACCTGAAGGAGATGCTGTAGAAACAGTCCTTGCTCCTGCTGCGTTAGTGCCTACAGTTACAGTATTAACAGTAGTCCCCGTCAAGGTTCCTCCAGTAACGCTGACTGCATTAGAGTTCTGTGTAGACATAGTACCCAAACTACCAGTAGCGGTAGTTACAGCACTTGTAACAAAAGCAGTAGAAGCTATCTGTGTGCTGGATGTACCAGCAGTAGCTGTAGGAGTGTTAGGTGTTCCCGTAAATGTAGGACCATCTAGATTAGCTTTAGATTGGATAGCAGCAGCAATAGCGTTATACTCTGCATCAATCTCTGAACCTTTAATAATCTTATTTGGATCACCCGATGATAGTCCATCTTTCTGTGCAAAGTTAGTTGCTTTTGTATAGTTACTCATACTTGTCCTTAAATTGTTTTACCTGCTTTAACATAAATATCTATCTTTTGTATTGACAGTGGAGCAGTGTTTATATCTGCTTCAAAACCTAACTGCATAATAGAACCTGAACCACCTAAGTTTGACTGAACTTCTTCTAACACTAAACCACTAGAGTATTCTGCAATAGCATACTCACCGATATTATATTGAAATACTGTTCCTGTTCTCAGTTGTTTAGTTATAGAACGGTATGAGTTGATATAATCAAAGCCATACTTTAAAGCTACGTTTTGTCCGATACCGCCTACAATTACAAAGTTAGCTTTCTTTAGAAACTTTAATGAAGTAGGCGCACCTAAGTCAAAGAAGTTTGTGTAGTACCTGAGTCTGTATGTATCTGCGTTGTCTGTAAATCCAAAGTACTTACCTATGTAACCTTCTTTACCTACAAACAAATCACCTGTGTAGGTAACGTGTAATGCTGCAGGTTCAATACCATCCCAGATGGTTACCCGTGCTGCTCCATTCTCTAGTCTGCCTCTTAGATCAAAGCAATAAACATACTTAGATGTTGGCAGTGTTAACAGATAGAAAGCATCTTTAGGATAGTAGGTAGCTTTAATCTTTTCTCTGTTGGTTTCTGACTCTACAAAAGCTACTAGCTCATCCCTAACATTAAACGATACATCATTGATAGGTGCTGACTTTTCTTGGATAACTCGTGACAGACTTCTTACACCAGACTCAGACAAGAACATAACGTCTGTACCTGTGTTGACAATACTGTCTCTAGCAATACAACCGATGTTAGCAACTAAATCAGACAATACCAGTGTAGTTACATCAATAGGATTAGCGTAGATAGCAATGTTTCTTTTACCAAATATAATTAAGAAACCGTTGTGCGGTGCAATACCTACTATCTCATCTCCGTTAGGAAAGACATCAACCAATGACAAGTAACCTGAGTCACCTGTTGCTAAGTTAGTACCATCGAGTAAAGCACTGAAATATAGTGTTTGTTTATCGTTAGCAATGTCAGCCCACCATGTTCTACCGTAAGCACCTATAACTATGTTAGGCTTAAAATCACTAGCAGAAGCATAAGTAGTAGGGACCGATCCAGCATCGCTAAGTAAGTTAAAACCATAAGCACCTGTATGTGCATGATCTGCTCCAAGCTGATGATAGACTAAAGGGAGGTGTCCGGCTTGTGCTAAGTAAGCATGAGGTTTAGCAGTTGGTCCTTCACCAAATACAATACTAGCACCCATCCATTCGTTAGCTGTAATGGTGTAAGCAGTTGTACCTGTACCTGCTGCGTCAGCTACTGTACCGTCAACAGCAGTAACTAAGGTAGCAGAACCACCTGCTCGTGTGAATAATTTATTGTTACCACCTGCGAATGTAACATCAGGGTTAGGAAGGTTGTACAAGAACTCTACTTTGTTAGAAGCTAAGTCAGTATTTAAAGCACTGTTTACTTTAGTCCATCCACGCCTGGCTCCAATCCTACCAAACTTATCAATCACACAGTTGTAGGCTTCTAGCGCATAACCAGAAGATAAATCAACACTACTCTCCTGTGTATTAACACCAAGAAAGCCTGGTGCTGATATTGAAGAGGACTGTAGTCGACCTGCCATTATACTGCTGCCCAGATGTACTGGTCGTTCTGTCTGCTCTCAGCCATAGCTATGTGGTCTGCTAGTGATAGATCAGCCAATGCTGATGCATCTTGTACTGATAGTCCTCCGTCTTCACCACGCTCTGCTACAGCCATTGCATAGGCATATTTAATAACAGGCTCTGTAGGAACCAGTAAGGTAGTTGAAGCATCTGTTAGTGCAGGTTGTGGTTTGTATAAGTTAAAGTAAATGTTTTGTATTCCATTAGGGATAGGAAATAAATCTACCTGTGTGTCCCCATTAACGTCTACACCATTGAAGTTATAGAATGTTGGGCTGCCTCTTTGTGGGTTGTTGTTCAATAGAAACGAGTTCATCTGACTAGAGGTCTTAGGGTTTAAGAAGTAGTCTTCTTCAGCGTGAATAACATCCATCACCCTAAAGCGTTGACCCGCCCCTGTAAGGACGTAGTTAAAGAGATCATTAGAGGTAGTGACTGTTAGTGTTTCTGTCAATACGTTCCACTGAAAAGAATCTTCTACCAGTCTCTTAGCATCATTAACAAAGGTGCTGATTAGTTTAGAGTAAGGCGTATCTGTCGGAGCAGTTACTTCAGCCTCTCTCAGTCTTACTAATACATTGTTGACAACTTCTAAATAATTCATTCTTATCCTCTAGCTTTCTTCTTCGCAGTAGCTGAAAGATCACCGTAATGATACAAAGGTTTACTGGTCGCTGTATGTGACTTGTTAGTATGTAACTTACCGTCAGGCATTTTGTGGTAGTTACCTGACCAAGTTTTTCCTTCTTTTAAGTAATGCTTTACACCCTTAGCCATTACTTCTTAGGCTTAGGTTTTGGTCGAGGTGCAGGTGCTTTCTTCTTTTTACCGTATCCGTACATTGTTATCTCCTTAGTTATGGAATTGTGTTGTGATTGAAGGTGCTAAATTCATGCTGACCATGTAAGTTATGGTGCTGCTTGTGCCACTATTCTTTACTCTGAGTATGTCGTTTTCTTTTAAATCTATCTGTAAGTTATTTAGCAATAAATACTCACCGTTAGTAGACTGTAATGTTTTAGCGTGAGCTAGTGGGTACTCTGTTGTTGTAGCACTGTCGTACCAATACAAGTCAGCATCTTCGTTACCAGCACTGGCTAAGATATAAATCATGTGTATCTCAGCAGTATTCTTTGCTGGTACAGTATACATATCAACCTTTGCGCTATCGTTTGTTCTTGTTTTTACGGCTGTTACGTTTCTTGCCATGAATTAATCTCTCTATTGAGTTGACAAAGCCTGCCCATATCTCTTGTGGGCTGGGTAATAACCAACCTAGTACCAATAACAATAAATACCACATGGGTACGTTAGTGTTATTCTGCACTAGACTGTCTACCTTTGATGTGTTAATGCTGGTGTCATTTTCCTTCTGACTTACATTAACATTCTCACCTTCGATCTTGGTGTTCTGCTGATTAGCAACTACTTGTTGTGTGTTCTCTTTACCTACCTGAGCATTAACATCAACACTAGTCCCTGAGTTACCTGGTAGAACTGCCTTTACAAGACCTAGTGCAGTACATCCTTGTATAAGTATTATACCACAGACTGATAGTAATGTCAAGGACTTTATGCTCATCTCTTAATGATAAGATCAACAAGCCATCCGAAGGAAGCACCCAGTATCAGCAGTAAAACACCTGCACCCTTCCACTTAGACATCAGATTAGACAGACATCTAACGTCTATGCTTAACTGCTCCATCTGACGCTGTAGAGATTCTACCTGAGCTTCGAGTCTACCTAACTGCTTGTCGTTGTTGTCCATGCTTTACCTCGAGTTAGATCGTTTCTTAGCGATCCTGATTTTCTTTTTACGTCTACTTAACTTACTGCGTTTAGGTAGCGGGCGTGTGGTTTCTAGTTTTAATCGAGCCATCTATTGTTACCAAGGTGTTACAGGTTCTTTAGAGAATGCAATCTGAGAGGCTACT